AAGAGTCTTGTAAAGGGCTTCACCGCCGATCAAAGAACTGCAGTAATCAACGTTGGAATCAGGTTGAACGACCCAGACAAGTTCCTTACAAGGGTGGTTGAAGTTAAGCTTGATCTTGTTGGAAGAGGAACCAACAGACTCGTCACCGGTGTATTGGAGTTGCTCGAAGAGATACTCGTGGGGGTTCTGGGCCATCTTGCGGCGCTCGTCAGTGTCAAGGAAGATGTAATCGACATAAAGCGAAGCAGCGACAAGAGATTGCTGGTAGGCAGAGGAAGCAGAAACAGTACCACTAGCGGCAGCGAGGTCGGTAACGGCCCATAGACACTCACCGATAGGGCGAAGGTCAAGGTTGATCTTAACCTCGTGGTATTGAAGGGCGATCAAAGGGAGCGCAAGTCCAGGGTTACGGCAGAACCAGAATTGAAGTGGGACATAGAGGGTGGTCTCAGGAAGAGCGTTTCGGGGAGCGCAAACTTGAGAAGGTCCTCCGGAAGCAGCACAAGGTCCGTTGACGTTGGCGAAGGTAGGTTCGGTGATGTAGGTGAGTTGGGTGGTGTTTCCAATCATCTTGTGGTAACCACGTTGCTGTTCGGAAGAAAGGGTCATTTGGTTCCAGATGTGCATCCAGTCACCATATTGGCGGTCAATTCGTTGACCTCCAATCTCGACCTCGACTTGGGCGACGAGTTGCTCTCCAATATAATCCAACCAGCGGGCATAGACGTCAGTTCCCATCTCTTGGTTAATCTCAGGGAGAGTAACTTGAAGGTAGGTCCTGTAAGCAAGGTCTCCGTTTCGGGAGATAGTGCATGTAACACGGCGACCGAAGTCGGCTTGACCAGAGAAAGTCTGTTCGATAGATTCCATGGCGAAATTGGTATGGCGTCTGTAAGACACCTTCCAGAAAGTGATTTCAGGAGTTCCGGTAAGGAAAACGTCCTGGGCTCCGTAGGCGACAAGTTGCATTAAGGCTCCTCCCATTTTACTAGTATAGTATAGAAAAAGAAAAAAAAATCAAGGAAAAATGATTAATAACCTTATTTATTTGACTTTTTATACATACATTTCCTAAATATACTATATATGTGTTATATTACCATTTATCCTTTCATTATAAATAAAATAAGCTACCATAGTTAATCTATATTAAAATTTAAAAAATCGCATCATGAATGGTAATGTCTATAATTTCAAGTCAAGATTTTCATCAATAAAATTTTCTAAATATTCCGGACGGAATACTTCTCGCTTCCCTTCGTGTTTTTTACTAAAAATGTAACTATCATCGTCTTTTTTAATACTCCATCCCGCTTCTACTGCTTTAAAAATAAACCTCATCTTATAGAATAATTTTTTTTCCATTTGGATATTATCATTTGTATTAGTTTGCGTATCCATATACTATAAAAAATAGTTTATTCTTATTTTTTTACCACATTAAGTAGTTATGCCAGAAATAACATAGATGTTCTATAAATATATATATAAAATGAACAACAAAAATTGTGTAAAAAATGATTCAATGCATACGTTGGACGTTCGACATAGTGCTTTGCTCGAAGAATTTCACAAAGATGAAACTGTAAAAATACCGAACCTCGTAGAAGAAAAAAAAACACTTAAACGTCAAGGTAGGGAAACCACACACGACATCGATATTATCATGCAATTAAAAGATAGAATAAAAGAAATAAACACAGAAATCAAATCGTTGCGGTTTAAGAAACATAAATATTTTTTGAATAACTCTACTCATATATTTAAATATTTTGAAGATAAAAAAACAATATCATCTGGTAATAAAAACAATATCAATGTATTAAATACCTTCTTTAAAATAAAAGAAGGTGATGATGTCATTAATGATACAACTAGTTCAAACTGCACTAACGCATTATCAAATTACTGGAAAAATGTAAATAATGAAATATCAAACATTAAAGATTTTGTAATTCCTATGGATATTTGTCATTTTTGTTCAAATGGAGAATTGATCCCAAGAGAAGAAGAAGGTATTATGATATGTAATAATGCATCTTGTAGTAAATTTATACATTATATTTTTGATAGTTCAAAACCATCTAATAAAGAACCTCCAAATGAACCATCATATACTGCTTATATTCGGTTAAACCATTTCAAGGAGATCCTATCACAGTTTCAAGCAAAGGAAACTACACAAATTCCTGAAAAAGTAATAAATGACATAAGTAATCGTATTAAAAAAGAACGAATAAAAGACATCGCCAAGGAATTGAATTATGATAAAATGCGTGAAATACTTCGAAAGTTGGGATACAATAAATACTTTGAACACATACAATATATTAATTCGCAATTTGGAATACGTCCTCCAATTATGAACGAACAGTTACACGAAACACTATGTTTTTTATTTATAGAAATACAAAAACCGTGGGCGGTTCACTGTCCTCCTAGTAGAACCAATTTTTTTAATTATACATACACGTTGTATCAATTGTGTGTATTATTAGATCAGACACAATATCTTCCATACATTCCACTAATGAAAGATAGAGATAAACAACTAGAACAAGACCAGATATGGTGCAAAGTATGTAATGATTTAGATTGGGAGTATCACGCAACAGTGTGAAAAATTAATTTTAATATATTATTAAAATTAAATGAATTTTTTATGTGTTAATTTGAACCGTTGAACATTCATCTGTTTAGAGACCACGGGGGAAACCAACGAGATTTGCTCCGATTCCAAACCCAGCTCCACCACGTGCCGAAGATGCCATCGAAGGCACGAACACATCTAGGACGGAGAACGTAGCAGCAGCGGTGAGTGCGATAATGGCAACTTCCTCAATATTAAGGGACTTTTTAGGAATGGCATAGGCAGCCAGAGCAACCATGATACCCTCAACAATGTACTTGATTGCTCTCTTGACGAGTTCGTTTAAATCAAATCCAGACATTATATATTATAACTAAATATAAAAATATTAACTTAATTCAAAAATACTTAAACAAAATATTCTTCTAAATAATATAATGTCTAACTTTGAAAGAAAACAGTTGGATAATGGTGATATTAATCCTAAATATATCGACCTATGTGATGAAGATCCTCCAATTTCCGGACAAAAATTCGTCTGTATGTCGTTCGTATCCCCTGAAAAAATTTTAAAGCAACGTGAACTTTTTGCTTTTGAACGCTTTGTTAGTGAATGGGATTTTACAAAATCTATGACAAAAATGAGTGATTTTGTTAATTTTGTTGCCTATAAATATAATCTAAAGGTTGCTGATGCCCTAAATGATTTTAAAGAATTTGTAAAAGAGGAACACGCTAATTTAAAGAACTGTGATTTAGATGAAGAATACAAGAGTTTTATGGACAAAAATGAAGATACTATTAACGAAGAATTTAATACAAAACACGAATTTCAGACATCGGTTCGTGGTCTTAAGTTACGTGGTGTTTTTAATACACAAGAAGAAGCGGAAATTAGGTGTAAGAAAATTCGTGAATTCGACCCTAACCACGACATTTTTGTTGGTCCAATCGGTATGTGGATCCCGTGGGACCCAGACGCATATAAAACTGGTCGCATTGAATTTATGGAAGAAGAACTAAATCAACTTCATAACGAAAAAGCTGTCAATGAAAGTAAGGCCAAAGAGGAGTTTGAGAGACGTGTCAAGGATACGAAAAAGCAAGCTATACAAGACAATATTGAAAAGGCTAAGGCGAGTGGAAATGTCCTTACACAAACCATGAATGATGAAGGAGATCTCATTGGTGTCAAAGACACTATCCAATTTGATGAACGTGAAGAAGCTGATAGCACCAGTGTGAACCTACGTAATGAGTTACTTCGTGATAGAGTTACCAATAGTAATAAGTAAATTTACACCACTTAAACACCTAAACATCAAATACATATTTGATGTTTACCTCTTTTTTGCATATTACCAATTGCTTTTTTTTACATTGGTTATACTGCCTTTCTTATTCTTTTTGTGTTTATTTGGATCATATGCCTCTTCCTCATCGTCTGAACCCATTCCCTTTGATATATCCCAGAATTCTTTTGAACCTAACTTAAACGGTGGATGATTCTCTGCTTTATACCAGAAAATTTGGTCTGTCAATTTATTTGATTTGGAATTATTATTAATTACTAAACATTCATAGTTCTCGGTTGTGTTATCCATTACAGAACAAAATGATTCTAGTGTGGGAAACATACTAGCGTAGTTTTCCCAAATTCGCTTTCTATTTGTTAAATACGGCTCTCTCAGAATGAACACATAATCTATGTTCGTTCTTAAATTTGGTGGAATACCTAGGGGATATTGCATTGTGATTACCAACATCACTTTCCAGTGACGACCATTCATAAAAAGCAATCTCATCATTTTATCACGAGTCCACGATTGATCGTATAAACAATCGTCCATAATAACAAACGCACGGGGATCAATCGAGCATTTGTTATATGTTTCTAATTCTTTTTTTACTTGTTTCAATACTGTTTTTTGTCGTCTTAATATATTTTCAATCAAAGCTGTATTATACTCATCATGTATAAATAATCTAGGAACATGATTCTTATAAAATCCATTTCCTGCCTCTGTTCCCGATATAACGGTTCCTATGGGTACATCTTGATGATAATATAATAAGTCTCTTACTAAAAACGACTTACCTGTGTCACGACGTCCAATTAATACAACAACCGGTCCTTTATTTTCATTTGGTTTAAATGTTATATCTCGCATATTAAATTTTCGTAATTCTAATGTCATATTTTTATATTTTAGAAAAACATAAATATTTATCTCTCTAAACGAAATAAACGTTTAGAAACCAACATTTTTATATTAAATACTAGTATATGTCTGGTTTTACACCCACCGATAATATTATTACTTTTAGAAAAGTAACACAGCATCCTGTAGATATAAACTTATTAAAAACACAATATATACAGAATTCTAATGATATTGAAAATGAATATAATCCATTTAATATACAAAATATTCAAAACTATCAACCGATCCACACATTATTTTTTAACATGAATAATGACAACTTTGATACATTTCAATTAAATCAAAAATATCATTTCAAAGACATGTCTAGTGTTTTAGATATATCTGGTGATACACTTGTAACAGATGTATTTATTAAACATTCTCCTTTGATTGACCCAGTTAAATATATGATTGGTAAATATGACATATCGTCTAATTTATTTTTACAGTTACCTAAATTAAACTCTGATAAAAAAACATCGCTACCTAAATTGTTGTCGGTTAGCAACGCTTCTTATATCGATGGCTTTTTTAGTTTTCTGTCAAGTCGCCTTTTACACGAATGTAATTTTTCACATTCAATCGATTACTATGGCTCTTTTTTAACCATTCAAGATAAATTTAAATTTAATGTGACTGATGATTACGATTATCTTAACAACTCCAAATTTTTTGTAGGTAACATTAATAAATTGTTCAACATAACAACCGACCATAGTTATGGTTCAATTGACACTAGACGTAATAAAACAAAAATATCAGTCGGTGATGAAATAATAATCGATAATATATCTAATATTTTAGACAGTTCAACCAATAATATATCTAATATTTTAGACAGTTCAACCAATAATATATCAAAAGTTTGTGATATAGATGAAATATACAATTGTGTAATTAATAATGATAGTAACAGCGATAGTAACAGCGATAGTAACAGCGATAGTAACAGCGATAGTAACAGCGATAGTAACAGCGATAGTAACAGCGATAGTAACAGCGATAGTAACAGCGATAGTGATAA